CTAATCTCTTTACGAAGATCTTTAATTAACTGCTTCTCATCTTTTTCATAATCATCTATTAGTCTTTTGTATCTCATTCTAAATAAGCTAATGTCATCTAGCATATCTTCATAATGTACTTTTTTTTGAATCTTGTCTTCAAGAAGATAGTTCTCATGTTGTGCTTGATAATAATAGTCTGAGTGCTCATAATCACCATTCAATATCCTTTGTTCAAGAGGTATTTTAGGATGCAATATATTTCTAGTTTGATATCTTCTCCACCATTGAAACTGGTTATAGTTCTTCTTTTGTAGTTTAGATAACTGAGTCTCTATAAACTCTCTAGATTGTAATACAGGAAATAACATAACCTTTTAATTTAAGACACTGATCAATATAGATGTTGACTTCAATATAATAACAAATAATGCAAAAACAATCGTAATAAAATAAGTGGCGTCTTCTACTCTTTTTTTCATAACCTTTATTTATTTAAACATATTATAGTGTCTTGGATAGATGTGTAAGTTTGTAACAAACCAATGCATCTCACCAACAGTGTACTTTATCTTCTTTGAGACATACTCCATTAGTTTAGCAAATGTGTATTGATCATTACAGAAGCCAAATACAAGATCAATAGATCTAGCGAACACAGTTAGATGTAACTTGTCGTCTTTGATATAGAAGTTAAGTACGTCGTTACATGGCGTGTCGTATTTATATCTATCAAGCTCGTGTAGTATATAATGTACAACAATAGCACGGCGTGTTTCTTTATTTAGTTTAAGGTCGTCAATGACACGATTAAGCTGATCGTTATACTTCCAGAAGTAGCCATAGTTAGAGTTTACTTCTGTAGTAGTAGGAACCATCATTTGTTTCCAGATATTGGCACGCTCACTTATTTCACTAGCATCACGATCACCTCTGAGATACCACTCCCATTCGTAGTCAGCGTAGTCTTGATTGAACTTACGCTCAGATGTAGTGATAACTTTGTCTTCTGGATAAAATAGTGTAAACGATTGGTTGAACAATGCTTTAGTTCCAGCATAGTCTATACCATCTATAATAATATCTTGAAACAATAATTGAAAGGCATCAGTTGCATTATTGTACTTCATATTGATTTACTTTTATAAATTGTTTAAGAAAATCTACTCCTTCAAGATCTCGATATTGATACAAATATACAACACGTTTGATTCCTGATTGCAGTATAAGTTTAGAGCAATCTATACATGGAGACAAAGTCAAATATAGAGTAGAGTCTTCCATAGAAGTACCGCTTTTAGCAGCTTTCAAAATAGCATTACACTCTGAATGGATCACTTCAGTCTTAGTTTCTAGTCTGTATTGACCTAAGTGATCTTTATGAGGCCATGTATCTTCAATAGTATCTACGTCTATCCAATCACTAGCATCATAAGCCATGTACAGTTTCTTCTCACAACAATTATCCATACCTTTAGGTGTACCATTGTAGCCAAAAGATATAATGTTACCATCTTTAACAAGAACTGCGCCGACTTTTGATCTAGCGCAGTGTGATAAAGTAGCAACTTCTTTTGCTATGTTTATAAATACTGTATCTAGTTTAGTCATTCTTTTTTGTTATAATATAAGTATCTGAGTCTATGAGTTGTAGATCAAAATTGTCTTTTTCTAACTTCTCATACATGTTATAAAAATAACTGTATCTATCACTACCAAGACCATCTTCATCGTACGCACTAAATGTAATTGCATTAATTGCTCCTTTTTCTAATAACTGAGCTACTTTTGATTCTAATACTCTTCTTAAGAATAATGCTTTTTGTAGACTGTATGGATCATTATCGTTCCAACTATACCTATCTTTATCTGTATCAGCATTTAAATTGCCGAACTTTAATTCGTACATTCCAGGATAGGGCCCTCCTTTTATAAGCCTAATTTCAAATGGACTGCTTTTACTATCTCCTTGAAACTCTTTAGGTTTAAAAAAGTAATTACCATCTTGTTCTAAACTTTTTATATTCCACTGACTAATCTCGTTTAAAATATATTGCTTAGTAGCCTCTTTTCTCTCTGCTAAATTAGAATGCTGCTTGCTTAACTTTTGATAAATCGGTATTGCTAATATAGTTAAAGATCTCATACTACGTATTTAATGTTTATAAACCTGTTGAACCAAAGCCACCTTTCCTTTCAGTATTATTCTCAATATTATCTACTTCTTCAATATCTAAGTATGATACTGGCATTAGGATAAACTGTACTAGTTTTTGCCCTGTAACTACTGTTTGATTTTTATCAGAGATATTAATGACATGGAGATGTATTTCCAATCTATAATCTTCATCAACTACGCATGCACCAACTTGTAGACCTTGCTTGGTAGCTACACCTGATTTGTTGAATGCAATTAAAGCGTATCCTCTAGGGACTTGCGCCTTGATTCCTGATGGGATTAATACTGACTGTCCTGGTTTAAGTACTTGTGTTTCAAAGTCCTCAGGTACATAGAAGTCAATGCCTGCTGAAACTGATGTGCCTCTACTTGGTGTTTTTACGTTTCGTAACTTTTGTACTTTCATCTTGAATAGCATTTTGATAATCATTTAATGAAGCAATATAAGCTACACAATCTAATAGATTGTCTTCTTTGTGATTGTAAGCCTGTCTCGACAACTTGAGAGCAATCATTGCATTATACATGTCTATTGCTGTAATCTCTTTACGGCTTAATAACGACGCAATCTTGGCAGCTTCTTTCATACCTTCTTGCATTGGCCCATATTTACGGGTCTTTTCTTGAGATCTCTTATAGAGAATCTCATTAGCTTTTTCTAGTATATTCATAGTATTCATAGGATAAATATAAAAAAGATTAAGTAAACAATAAAATTATTTCCCTAAGTACTTAGTGATGTCGGTCTTATCACCCCACTCTCTTTGAGAGTTTATATCGCTTGGTTTGATTGTTGGCTTAGGCATGTTTCTTGCAACATTCCAGAACCAATCTCCTAAGTTACCGTATTTCTTCATATACTCCCAGCCTTTGGCATCGTAGGTTTTAATACAATCAAATGGAGTATCACTGTCACAATCTTTTAAGAACTCTTTGTGGTATGTATAGAATTTAGCTCGGCCAAGTTCACCTGGTTGTACATTTCTTGCAACAGCAACTGCACTAAAGTCTACATTAGGGAGTGCAATTTGAAGAGTTCTTGATAGAACACCTGTAGAAAATACTGACCACATTCTTGGTATAACCTTGTCTTTGAACGCTTCATGAAAGATCTTAACTCCACCTGCTACTACTTGTTCGTGCTTAAGACCAAATGGTAGATATTTTGCGCCGATCTTTTGTGCAAACTCTTTTGCCCAACTATTGATAGTTGGCATTGCTGGTGTTTTTAAGAAGATAGGTGTTGCTCCATCTTCAATCACACGTAATTGATGCTCAGACGCTTCTTTAGATGCAGGCATAAATAGTACAAGCTTTTTATTATACTTCTTTGCAAGATAAGTTAGTGAGTAAGGAGCATATCCTGTTCTAGGTGCAACATAAACTAAGGTGTCTTCTTTGACTTGACTAATCATGAAGTCACCCATCTTTGCTTTTGTACCGTATTGAAAGTCACCATCGTCTACAATCTTAAACCCTTCAATTTGTTTTAGCTTGAAGTCAAAGTCTGGCTTGTAATCTTTCGTCATTTCAAGGTAGTATTTTAAATTTCTACCATCTGACATGTCTAAGTTAGACTCGTCTGTCGCTTTATTTATGTACATATTATTTCAGTCTTTTAGCAAAGTCATAGTATGTATCTAGACCCCAGGTCTGTTTCAATATAGAGTTGTTGCGCATTCTACGACCATTGTTCTTAATGATGTGATCGTCTGATTGATACTCTTGAAAATATCTAACAACATCACAAGCACGACTATCTTCACAATCAATAGGGTTCAAGTTATATCTTTTAGACAAGAATTGTAATACTTCATTGATGTATTCAAACTCTTTTACTTTAGGGCTCACCTTAGGAAAAATAGCGTTAATGCAACGTATAGCATTTGTACCAGCATACACCAAACCTTTTGGATTAACATAGTTAGGAAAATATTCACCCAAGTCAGCTGCAAATGCAGTTAAAACAAAATTTTGTCTTTTAAAACCAAGGTTTTTCAAGTATTGATTCCCTAGATCAGTAATTTGATAGATATCATATTTTTTAGTCTGTACAGCTTCAAAAATATGTTTAATTAATCCTTCAGAATAATCTACAATAAACTTCCTCAAATGGCCTTTTGTTTCACCTTTAAATGTAAATTGTGGTAATAAGTAACCTTTGTTATCTGTGAATGGTGTGATGCGGTTTCTAAGGTCTTCTTTCCATTCTGGCCATGTATATCTGTTATTTAATATAGAATCTACAATCCAGAAGTTACCGAAGCCATGCGTCCCTAATATATCCTTGATATGATCCTTCTTGTATCTTGGGACATAGTTAATGCCAGATCCTGCTAAACGAAATAAATAAAATAACATGAACCAATCAAAGTCATCTTTAATTTCGTGTTGTGAAAAGTGGCATCCCATTTTTCTTAGATCTTTTTCTTTATACCATACAGCTTCTGTAAATGCACAGAAGGCAGCGAATCTACGATGAGCCGTATCATAAATAGGCACATGATAGATAAGATCATCATTCACGTCTTTATACAAGTCACCTTCATAAGGTAGGCCAAGACTACCGTGTTGCTGCATTAATAGACTACGCTTATCGTATTCGTCTAGTGCTTCTAACAGCTTTTCGTTGATTATAAACTTCTGCACGTATTATAGTTGTTCTATTTCTTGTTTTACTTTACTCCAATATATTATAACTGATGCTGCTACTTCATTGGAAGCATCTCTAGCAACATCTATTATCTCGTCTACTGCTACTAATGCGCATTGCTTAGATTGCCACCCGTCTATAGTAAAATCAACCACCATTTTATTGTATAACTGTTTTGCTTTTTCTTTTGGTGTCATGATATAAACTCTTTACTGAACATATAATATTGAGGCTTCAAATGTACAGATTGTTTAGGTTCCATATATTGAAACATCTTCATACCGTTTTCATCAATCCATTCATCTGGCCATTGTAATGTATTAAGGCCTGAGTTGTTCATGATTCGATTAGCTATGTCTCTTAAGTGCATACGCTCTTGCCTTGTACCAAAGTATGGTTGTTTGAGATATAAACCTGTACCAGGTAATTTACGACTTTCGTGCTCAACCGGGAGCAAATTAACTAGAGTTGCATTGTTTAGTTTTTTAGCAAACTCAACATAACGTCTAAACAGTTCACCTGTCGCGGCTTCAGGGTTGTCTTGCCTCATCAAGTGAAAACGTAGATCAATGTTGCCAAAATATAAAATGATCTCATCGTACTTACTGTTCCACTCTTCAATTAGTTGATCTGACTCTTTCAAGAAGCCGAACAATGTTTTACCATCAGTTCTATCTAAACCATAACCAGGCTTCCATACACTGAGTACATGCGAATCACCTACAACTAACTTTCTTGTAGTAATACCATATTGTCTAGCATAATCAATACAATTGATAGCTGGAAATACATGATCTACTTGAAACCTCTTATTGAAGACGTTTAAATCAATAGGTACATTTACTGCAATAACTAGCCCTTTATAATTAGCTATTGCTTCTAGCTTAGCTCTATGTTCAGGCTGAGGCCCTCCAATAAAGTTAAATACGTTCTCTTGATAGTTGACTCCTTCTAGAATATAAATACGTTCATAGTCGTTCCAGATCGAAGGATCTGCGTTAAACATTAATTCACCTGGATGCTGTGCTTTTATTATATGCATCATAACATGATAGTAACCACCTCCATGATGAGAGGTGGATTTACCAACATTGTTGAGCATACCTACAACGGCGGCTTTCATAACTGATTAATTTTATTTATTACATCATACTCATCATATGATCTTGTCCTTTCTCGTCCTTATCTTTCTTTTCGAACACAACTGATTCTGTGGTTAAGATTGTGCCAGCAACAGAAGATGCATTCTTGAGGGCTGTTATCACTACTTTTGCTGGGTCAATGATACCTGCTTCTAATGCATTGACAGTTGCATAATTCTTAACGTCATACACTTCACCTTCATTTGGAATAAATTCCCACCAGTTATCAATACCAGCATTTGATAATATTTTGATGAAAGGTGCAACGAGTGCTGCTTTCAATATAATTCTAGCAGTTACGATGTTAGAGTTATCATTAAAATCTACTTTATTATCAAAACTAAGATTGCCTAACTTTGCAGCTCTTAACAATGCTACACCACCGCCTGGAACAATACCGTCGGCTAATGCTGCTTTAGTTGCAAATAAAGCATCTTCTACACGATATTTTTTTTCTCTAATCTCAATATCACTATTACCTCCAACAGAGATGATAGCAACACCACCGACCAACTTACCAAGTCTCTCTTGTAACTTCTCTTTCTCATAAAATGAAGTAGCTTGATCAATTTGATTTTTGATTTCTATTGCACGATTAGCGATTGCTTTCTCATCACCTTTACCATCAATGATAGTAGTCTCTTCTTTAGATACAGTAACAAGTCTAGTTGTACCTAAAAACTGTGATAGTTGTTGTGTAGTTAGTTTATCTAACTTCAAGCCTTTGTCTTTAGATATCACTTGACCACCAGTCAAGACAGCAATGTCTTCTAAGATAAGAGTTTTGCGCTCTCCAAAGTCTGGTGCTTTTACTGCACATACTTGCACGATCCCACGCATCTTGTTTACAATAAGTGTTGCTAAAGCTTCGTCTCCAATATCTTCAGCAATAATTAATATCGATTTATTCTCAGAGTTAGCCTTAGTTAGTACTTGCAGTAGTTCTTGTGCAGTAGAAATACGGCCATCATAAAGTAGGATATAAGGATTGTCAAGCACAGCTTGCATTGTCGTGTTGTTTGTTACAAAATAAGGTGATTTGTAACCACGATCAAATTGCATACCTTCTACAACTTCAAGAGTAGTTTCGCCTGACTTAGACTCTTCAATTGTGACAATACCATCACGCCCTACTTTATCAAGAGCCTCGGCTATCAAGTTCCCAACCTCTGAATCGTTGTTACCTGATATAGTTGCAACTTGTTTAATCTGCTCTTCTGATGATACTTCTGTAGCCAACTCTTTGATCTCTTCAACAATTTGATTCACAATGTTGTCGATCTCATTCTTAATTTCTACAGCGTTTACACCTTGACGAATCTCTTTCAGACCTTGCTTAACAAGCTCAGTCGCAATCAAAGTAGATGTGGTAGTACCATCACCTGCTTCATTTGCACTCTTGATACTAACTTGCTTAACAAGTTGTGCACCTAGGTCTTCGATATCGTCTTCTAATTTATGAAAAGCTTTAGCTACAGTTACACCATCTTTTGTAACTTTAACTTCACCATTTTGTTCACGAATCAAAACAGTACGGCCACCTGGCCCTAATGTTGATGATACAGAGTTGTTTAACTTCTCTATACCTTGTAACAGTTTTTCTTTAAGTTCGATTCCAAAAAAACTTTTAGTTGTACCCATCTTTATTTATTTTTTTCTTTGTCTAAAATGTTTTGATAATATTCTCTAGTCCAACCATCATTATAAGGACTATTAGCATGAACTTCATAATTGATTGGATTAGGATTTGCTTCATCATAAATGATTGCAAAAATGTCTGTCTCTTTACAAATAAAGTAATCTTGTCCATCAAGAACAATCCTTTGTGATCCTAGTTTAGGGATCAATACAATTTGACCTGGTGTTAACTTAGACTCAACATGTTTATCTGTGTGAAAATTATAAACTGCCGAAGATCCAACTACCTCTCCTACTTCTGGCCTTTCTTTACCAAGATCTGGAATAATAATATTACCGAATGTCTCTTCTTGTGTTTCAATTGGTTTTAATATTACAAAACCATTTAAAGGGGTTATTTTATTCATAAAATTAATTTATAATTTCTAGATCAATTATTTTATCACAAAAATAGAGTAAGCCTTCTCTTTTAAAAACAAAATCTACTTTTAACCATTCTTTTGCTAAATTAAAGTTCTTGATTCTTTCTTCAGGAAAAGTACGCTTTACTAAAAATAAATCATCATTAATTCTAATAAAGTTTTGACAGATTTGAAACATAACTTGATACTTAGTAGGCCTATTTACCTTATTTTAGTTCAATTCTCTTGATAGCTTTTCCTTCAGCTACTGGAATTGTTAATGTTAGGAGTCCTTTATCTAACTTGGCTCCTAGTTTGTTTAGATCAAATTTAGAACTAATCTTCCAACTAAGATCGAAAGATCCTTTCTTGATACCACGATAAATCGCGGCCTCTTGATCTACTGGTCGTGTTTTATCGTACTTAATGCGAAGTTGATCTCCTTCAATAAGGATATCGACGTCTTCTTTGTCAATGCCTACTGCGGCAATTTCAAAACGAATGCCGGCTTCTGTTTCGTAAATGTCTACTGGATGTGTTACTTTCTGCGTAATTGCAGAGAAATGAGATTGTGTTTCTAACAAGTCTCTCCAGAGCAGGTCAAATGGATCCAGCTCAAATGGTTTAAATATTCCCATGGTTGTTGTTTTTGTGTTCCCTTACGGTGAACGGTTAATTAATATGTCTTTCGTAACTAAGGCCTACCAAGTACCTTTCTTAATAAATATATAAAATTATATCTTAATGGAGAAATAAATCTTTTAAGTGTATGGAGCTATTAGTCTAGTTTGCTTAATTTACTAAATACAAAACCTATGTATTAGTCCACATTACATCAGATAAGCTTATCTTATCTTTTCTTTAATGTCCGTCTTTGAGATTACTGGCTAGAGCTGGTGGCGCTTTCAATGAGATACTAAGCTTGGTTGTGTTCTCCATCAAATCCTGGACGATCCTGGCCGCTTCTTCTGCTCTTGAGTGTTCTACCTCAATTACCAACTGGTCATGGATTTGTGCACATACCCAACCATTAATACCCATCTGTTGAAACTTACGGTTAATAGCTAAAGCTGCACGGTTTACAATTGAAGCCGCTAGGCCTTGAATCTGAACATTACATGCATTATTAAGTCCATTGGTATAGTCACGACTTAAGTTCTTGATTCTTTCGACTCCATACTGACGTTCCATTGCTCTCTTCATATTCCAATTAAGTAGATCGTCACCTATCTTATCGTAGATAGCTTTTACTTTTGGTAAGTGGCGAATACGACCAACTTGAGTTTTAATAAAACCTTGCTCTTTAGCCTGTTTCTTAGATCTTTCCATCCACTTCTTGAGTTCAGGAAATCCATTCAAATAACCATCAACTAGTTTTTTAGCATCTTTTGTTGATATTCCTAAATTCATACCAAGAGCATAAGCTCCCATACCATAAGGTATACCTAGTGCGTACGCTTTAGCTTTATTTCTAAGTTTAGGTTCTAGCTTACGTAAGAAGTTAGGCACATTTTTGTCTGGTGAATATTGAGTAAGCCCTTCTGTTTTGATTGCAATAGTAGAATAGAAGTCCCAGTTATTACGAAAAATATCTTTCAAGCCTTCGTCACCTGATACGTGAGCAAATGCATGCGGCTCAAGTGATTCATAGTCACAGTCAATAAATATGTTATGTTCTTCTGATATAAAGAATTTACGAATTAAGTTGTTGTACTCTATAACAATAGGCTCATCATCTCCTTCTTCTTTAGGTCTAGGTAGCTGTTGAGCGTCTGAACCGTAACGACCAGACACAGTACCATGTTGTTTGTAATAGAAGTAGTATCGGCCATCTTCTTGATTGTCAAGAAAACGGTCCATGTATGTTGATTTAATCTTTAGTAGTCGGTTGTAGATACGTAAGTTCTTTGCCCAATTAAACTTGTTAGCAATAGATTGCACAGCATCATCATCAAACTGTGGCTTACCTGTCTTTGTAGTGGCTTTAAATTTAATACCAAGTACACCGAAAGCAATTTCTCCTAACTGATCTTTAGATTGTATATTAAAGAATTGTCCATCATTATCTTCTTTCCATAGTCTAAGACTAATCTTAGTTATAAAATCTTTATCAAGTACAGATTGATCACCACGTAATAAAAAATGTTTGTATGGTGATTCAGGAAGTCTGATCAAAGCTGATTGTGTTAAGCTGTGCTTTTGTGTTTTATTAGACACTTCAAGATCTAGGTTAGCTTCACGACAAAGCTCTTGAGCAAATGTACCTTTGTTATTAGGTGGATATGCATCTAGTGCTTTCATAATAACCCAAGCACGTACAGACTCATGCTTCAACAACTCTTTGATAACAAGATCAGAATACTTTTGTAGCTCTTCTATAATTTTAATACGACTAGTATTTATAAGATCAATGTCTATCTTCATACCAACCATCTCCATAGGAATAGTTACCTCTTTATAGACAGGCATTACCTCGTCTTCAAAGAAAAACTTCTCCAGTCCTTCTTCTTTTAGTGTATTCATGAAGTAGTAATATATTCTAAGAGTCAAGTCAGTATCTGCTGATGCATACTCTGATAATAGTTCAAGATCTGCTTTCCATATCTCATAATTTTCACGTGTAATTGATCCACCGTTATTCTTAATAGACTCTTTCATCTTCAACTGTTCTTCATTTGCAGCTTGCTCAATATCTAGACCGATATCTTTTTGAATAGTCTTAGCAATATCTTTTAAGCCAAATGATGAACCAGCCATAAATCCTGCACCTTCTTCACGTACTGTATGTACTAATAATAGTGTATCGACATATAAACTAGACAGCAAGTCTATTCCATAAAAGCATTTAACAAATCTACAATCAAATGATGCGTTGTGCATCACAAGCTTTTTTCCAATTAAAAGCGAAATAGTCTTCTTTGCAATGTCATGACATAATTTTTCATTAATATAAGCGTCTTGTAATTCACCATCAACACAGATCATAGTAGGCATATAAAAGCCTTTACCAACTTCAGCTGATACTGAGAAGCCAATAATCTTACCTTTACGAGGATTTAAGCTGTTTGTTTCTGTGTCAAATGAAATAAGGTCGTGCGACTTAATGTGATCAACCATCTCTTTTAGTGTATCAAGAGACCTTACCGTAACATAACTTTTATTCATAAACTTGATTAGTCTTTTTTATCTTCAGTCTTATAAGGAAATAGGTCATTTAGCTTTTCACGGCGTTTATTACAACCGCAGTCTTCTTTACCTACGGCACTAGTAACCTTCTTTACTATAATATCAATACCTGTTACATGAGTAATTTTAGCAATAGTATCACCAAGACCTTTTGACTGTTCATTGTTTGTCTTGTTTTCCATCGATCTTTTTTTCTAATTTTTGTAGTGTACTACCAGCTGATATAGCAATAATATGAATTTGGTCCCAAAGATCTTTAATCTCTCTTTTAAGTACGTCGACTCTTCTTGACTGCCATAATTGCATTAAAAGAAGTAAGACTGTCACTACAAGATAGAGAAGTTCTCTAGTAATAGTAAATGTCATAATGTGATTTTAGATAAATATACAAAACTATTTCCTACATTTTTTATTAATGTTTATAGTACCTTTTGTATATTTAGGATCATAAGGACAATGGCGGCATCCGTTTCCACAACATTGACCTCTCTGTAAATGAAAAAGGGCCGTAAAAATGACCCTATCATTTTCTATATAATAATGAATTCCTTCTACTACTTTTTTTTTATTATTAAGAACTCGGCCATTCTACCAATTTTACAATAATAAATATTAACGTTTTTTATTACTTAACCGGGCATTTTCCATATTCACACTCAATAAGTTCCATTTCTGATTCTTTTACTTCAACAGACGTAATTGGTTTAACACTCTTTATCATTTCAAGATACTGTGTTTCTGTGATAGTCTCGTACGGCGCTTGATCAAAACCGTGACCATGATACAACAAAAATGATACCGTCTTCATTTTATGTCTAAAGTGCTCTTTTAAGTACTTCTTGATATCTTCTATGTCTTCTTTTTTATAATATACAGTACAACTTACAGAATTGTCACTCCACTCAGCTTGCATACGACATACCATGTCCATCTGTGTTTTCCAGTCATAATCGGCAGCAACAGGTGTAGTTAGAGGTAGTTTACAAGGGAATGATATTACCATTGTAGACTTATCTTCTGAACCATCAAACTTTATTTGGTATTCAATGTGGTAACCGTGTTGACGGCAAACATCTACTAATGGTGATTGTGATGATATTCTTACACGACGAATATAATATGGGCCTGCTGGGTTTGGATGCACACCTGGAGTTACGCCTGCTAACAAACTTAAGGTGCCAGATGGTTTGACAGTAGTTAATTTAATACTCACTGGGAATTTGTGCTTAGCTGAGTAGTTTTTGTCATACTCACGAAGCCAAACGTAAGCATCTTTTAACCAACTACGTTGTTCTTCTGTGGCTTGTAAAATACCTGTCATGCCAATTCCCATTCTCATATTTTTATGAACAACATTTTCTGTTTCTTTTAAAAAACAATGTAAATTAAGAGAGTGTTTGTTCATACGATATGTAAACGTAATAGCTTCTAATAACTCATCATATGTATTAATATTAGGCAGATATACCTCAGCTAGGCAACATGTTTCAAAATTAGAAAGTGATTGCTCAGCACAAGGATTGAATCCTTCTACTTCTGGATCAGGATATTGTGTTTCACCTGTACGACCAACTGTTTTAGATAATTCTAAGTTTATAAGACCATAAGGCTCACCTTGATTATAAGTTTCCCAGAATTCAGGAAGTAAATCATTAGTATTTTCTGGAGCTACTATTGAGTTATTACTCATGGATCTCCAGTTAGGAATAGAACCGAAATCCCAACGCTTGGCTTTTAAATACTCAATATCATCATAATCACCAATAGATATTTGTGCAGAACGTCTAACATTTCCTGCTACAACTATCATACCAATAATATTCATAATGTCTAAGCAGTCGATTGGTCTTAGCTTCTTATTAGCACGACTATTTAATATCTTGTTGATCTCACTAATACCCCAACAAAGATCTTCTGGGCCAGATGCTGTGCCACCGAATCCTTTAATAGTAGCTCCTTTAGATCTGATTAACATCGTGGAATATGTAAAACTTTCTCCAGAATAGAAGTGGGCTTTCAATACTTTACCAAGTAGTTTTACCCAACCTTCTCTTGTATCTGGCACAATGAAATCAGCGTCTTTTACATCTTTACGTTCTATCTTTACTTTTCCTTTTACTTTAGGTAGTTGATAAACATTGTGCTTCTGAATATTGTATCCGACACCTGAGCCTAGCATCAACATTTCAAATGCCCATGTAAAAGGTCTAATAGGATTATTAACTGTAACAAATGCGCAGTTTTGTAGTGACGGAAGGCCTAGCTTATCTACAGTTTTAGTGCCAAGCTGCCACATAAAACGGCCGGCTGTAGAAAACTTTAAATTGAGTCTCATCTCAGCATACCTTTTTTTCTCTTCTTCAGTAAAACCTACTTTAAGTTGCTTATCAGAAGCATCAAGTTCACGCTGTACAACTTGCCAAAACTCTTCTGTCTTGGAATTAGAATCGTCTTCTTTTATTCGTCTTGCATACGTTCTTTTAAATGTAATATAACCAATTTCTCCCCAAGGGGTTTGCACGTCCTTTAATTCCATTTTTCTTTTTGTTTTAAAATAGTTTATATAATAAAGTGGCCTCTAAGAGACCAATAAGTCTTCTAGCAAAAAATACAACCTATTTTTTCAGTCTTAAGTGATAGTAGATTCTATTAAGAACCCGGGAGTATAGTCCCTACAGAACTATTTTGAGTCAAAACAGAGTTATTTGTCTTTTGAATCTTATTAATATTAGAGGTCGTTAATCTATTAAACTGATTATTTGAAGTTGTATTTAATTGAGCAATCTTGTCGTTATACTTTGTAGGATTGGCTTTAATACGGAAATTATCTCCTTTAATTGCCTTTTTTAATAGATCTATTAAGAATTTCATATAAGTTCGTTTTTTCTTTAATAAATATCTGCCTTCAGCCAATTTAGATATTGAGCTCAAAAAATTTGGATACCAAATATGCCTTTTCATCACGATCTAGACTAGAACTATATACTTTATTTGAGCCTGAAATTGGAGTTGATGTTTCTATGTTTAATTCGTCGTCATCTAGGCTGTCTGGATTAATCTCAATAGACCCATTGTTAGTACTGATCTTGGCAGCGTAGGTCATACCATCCATGCCATATCGATTTTTCATAATATGAATACGGCCTGTACCATTCATTTTATCTTGCCTTTTTCTTGATAATGACATAGCAAAATCTGCTATCATCATCTTGTTATACGACCCGGCTGCCTTGTCACCTTCGATTACGTCATCTTTAGCACCTGCACGATTTACCTGTGACACAGTCCAGATAGGTACTTTTAAATCTCTTGCCATACCTTTAGTAGCAGAGTAAACATCGTCAATTGCATCTTTTGGATCTATTGATTTAATTTTACTTTTCAATAGGTCAACATAATCAACAATAACTAGATCTGGTGAGTACCCAAGATCTCTACACTTTTGAATGTGTGATTCAATGGTATGTATAGTTGTTTTTCCCATAGAAAACTCTTTAATAATCAGCTTACCTTTTACCTTAGACACCGCTTCTTCAATGGCGGCTCTGTGTCTATGTACAGCTTGTACATCAATCCCGGTAAACAAGGAGTCATATCTTTTACCTATATAATATTCAGATAATTCTAGTGTATAATGACAAACTGTATAACCGTGTTGTACTGCCATAGCTCCCATATTAATTAGCATCCATGATTTGCCACCTCCAGGATTTCCGAATATAATACCAAAGTCACCAGCACCAAGGCCTCCCATTAATAGTTCATTTACGTGTGGCCATGCTGTAGGAATAGCGGCACGCTCTTCTTCACGATACCTTGTTTCAATATCTTTTTCGTATTCGTGGCCTATAGACTTATCTTGACCTGCTTTTAAGGCAGCGTCCATCATATATTTAATATCATCATATTGGCCTTTTTCTAACAGACTTACTGAATTCAAAATAGCTTTCTTGATTTGTTGATTTTTACAGAAGCTACTAAACTCTTGCTCTACATAATCACGGTCATCATTAGACGCTTTCAACGCTTCTTTCAACTGTTCTACTACTGACACCTTCAACACTTCATTCTCTATCTTTCTAATTTCAACCTGTAGTGCATCAACTGATGGTGTAGTATGATATTTGTAATAGTAACGAAGTATTTCACCTACTATCCATTTGTGCGCTGGGTTATCGAACATCTCGGTATCTAAGATGTCGTTAATATTTTGTAAAAACTCTTTGTGCTTTAGTAAGCTAGATAGTACCTTAACTTGAAAACTGATACCATACTGCTGTAACTGGTTTAAATTCGACATAACTATTTATACTTTTGCAAATTGTGAAAATGATTAAATAACCACGTTTGTACATTTTGAATTGAGTTCCCTAACTCATCTTCATGATATAATGTAAGAAATTTCTGTGAATTATAAACTTTATTTGGGTTAAGTAATACACTATTTATTTCCTCTAGTACTTCTTCTGACATATTTGGGTGTTTTAAATCCATCAACTTCTTATTAATCCTTAATTGAAACTCGAAGTTCTTAATAGACTCTAATATTTTATGTTTACCTTCACACTTTTGTAGAATATCATCTATAGATACTTCAATATCTTTAGATAATTCTGGAAAGTGTTTCAGCATAGTTTTACTACCAAGTCCCTTTACACCAGGTACATTATCTCCAGAATCACCTAATAGTATCTTTTGTGTCAAAAAGTTATTAGGACTGATACCGTACTCTGTAACTACGAGGTTATGATCATAAAATTTTTTCTTAGTAGGTGAATAGATTGTGATTTTATCAGAAACTAGTTGTAGATAGTCACAATCACTTGACATGATAGTAATTTCACCTTTAAGCTGTTGACTAATGTAACCTATAACATCATCTGCTTCTATCTTATCAATAGACAATAGATCAACTGGTAATGTCTTTAAATAGAAGATCAGTCTAACTAATTGCTCGGTCATAGCATCAGACTCTTCTTGCTGTGATTCAAATGAATCCCAATTAGTTACTCTACTAAGTCCACGATTAGCTTTATATTCTGGGTAAATATACCTTTTATTTGTAGATGAGCCTTGCCCATCAAACACTATTATCACTCTAGTTGGTCTAACTAATTTAATTACATAGCCTAACGATCTAAGAAAACCTGTTAAGCCACCAATATGTGATAGATTTTTATCTACCCAACCAATAGCAGCGAATGCTCTTAAGAAGGTGTTTAGGCCATCTATTAATAGTACTCTGCTATCTACTGAATCTATGGTCTTCTCCTCTTTTAAAGAGTCAAATATTTTTTTATATTCTGGATTCATTAATCTGCTGTGTCAAATATATCTGGTGATAAAACGGTTTCTTCTTCAACTATGTCGAATGATGTTGATCCAAGAACTTTCATCCACTGATCAGAGTACTCTTTCTTATAGTTATCAAGCTCCTTTTTATCATCATTGATAAATCCATGCACAGTCATAATAACTTTATTAACAGCTGTAACACCAGTTACGTGATTCTTATCACAGCTAATTCTAGTTCTTTTAGCGAACTCTATTTCTTTACCGTTCTTGGTAGCTTTGATTTTGTTAGTACCTGCTCTAGCAATGTTGCCAAATGTGATAACTAAAGACGAGTCAAAGTACATAGTATTACCTCCTTTGTTATTAAGTGTAGGTTGGCTCATTGGTGAATCAGGCTTAGCTACCCACACCTTATTAACGGCTACTAATGTATTAGTATAGGGCTGCGATGCTTTACGTGATAATATAATCCTTTGATCAATAAAGTTACCGAACTGTTGAGACATCGCGCCTGCATTCCATTCGTTATTATTAGTACTTTTCTCTATTGACATTCTACAAGGAATTGACCCTACAGAATCCCAGAAGAAACAAATGTTGTAAGGAAGAGTTCCTCTCTTCTGTTCATCAAGAATATCAGCAATAAAGCCTGCCACGTCTTCAATACACTCTAACCTTTCACGATCAATATATAAGAAGAAGCCTTTATAGTCTATAACTTCTCCTGTCGCAGAGTCTGCTACCTCTTCAAATTGAAAGCCCATTTCACGAGCATGTGTCCAATCCCACTTCATCTCTGTGATAATAAACACAGGTAGTATCCCTAGCTTCTGTGCACTAACTGCGGCTTCAAGTAGTGCTGTAGTTTTACCAGTATCAGAGTGCCCTCTTAATAATGTAATGTGACCAATTGGAATTCCTGGTATTTGTAGCGTATCTTGAAATGCTTTTGAAAGTGGTATCCAACTCTGTTCTTTGAAAACTACTCCAGCAGATAAGTTTTTGCCTTTCTTAAACTTCTCTATGTCTGCTGTGCCTTTTATTGCACTAAATATAGTACTATTAAGCGATTCTTTTGCTTTTGCCATACAAAACTGTTATATTATAAAACCCTGATTTTACAGACCAGAGGTTAGTTATTAAAAATCAAATAAATCATCAATAGAAGAGTCAATACTAGGCTTACTAGTGCTCAAGGTATATTGACCTGTTTCAGGCTGTTTAGAAACAACTTGATCTGCTTGTTCTTTGATGTCTTCTTCTGGATTCAGGTGTTTTAGAAGCGCTTCTTTCATTTCATCATAAGTGTATCTCTTAAACTGTGTTAAAGGATCAGGCTGATTCTCTAACCACTGTTTTACTTTGTCACCATCTTCTGATAGAGGCGTTGACTTAGTTCTAACACGTACAGTAGATGTGTTATACATAAGGCCTGTGGTTTCTTTCCCAGCAGTTTCAACTGTAATATCACGACCTTGAATAGGATCTGTGTAGTCTCCTACATCTTCGTCTTCAGCAATACAAAGTAAGTCCATATAGACTTGCTTACCGAACTCCCAAAGGCGCACCCCTTTGTCTTCTTCTCCACGTACAATTACAGGAGCGAATACACGCATTTTTGGTTCAAGCTTCTTAGCTAGTTGCCAATTGTCTCTTTCACTAGACTTACGAAGCCCTTGTGCAAATTCAACAATAGGATCTTTTTCACCAAAGTTAGTTAATGCCATCATGGATCTATTATTGATACCATAGTGCATATAAACTTCTTTAAAAGGATTCTGTTTATTAAACACAGAAGGTACAATGCGTACCGAGTGTTTACCCACGGTTGGCCTCCAAATAGTTTGGGTGAGGTCTTTCTTTTGTCCTCCACGTGGATTCTGTAGAGCCGACAATCTTGATTTGATGACTGAAATGTCCATATATAACTGTTTTAGTAAATGTAATGAATGTTCTAGAACGGAAAAAATCGTTCTGTTAAGTGAGATAAAAAAACCGGTGTTTAGCCGGCTTTACTTATTTTATCACTCTTTGATCAATTAGATCGAGTATTAAATCGTACAAGTTATGTTTATCAAAGAACCCATCGCTATCGGCAGCTGCATCTGATACTAGCTGATCTAGATCCTCTGCGTTCTTTACTCCTTGAATAGTTCTATTGACGAATCTAGGCTCATCAAAAGGCTCATCTCTAAAAGTAGATATCAAACCTTTTTTAATAGAATCAAGACTAACTCCACTCTGGTCTACTTTACTAGCTAAAAAAGCAGTTGCGGAGTCTCTTCCTTTTTTGGCAGCTTTTAAATATTCAGGATCTTCTGTCGCAGGTAAACTAATACCAGACACTTTTTGTAAGTCTTGTCTTATATCAGACTCTAGATCCTCTTTTAAAATGCCAGCTAATTTCTGCATCCTTTTTACTTCGGTAAGTTGCTGTTTCATGCTAATAAATATTAGACTGCCACGATCTTATGGATAGTAGTGTTCAACCTTTTCAAGTCGTCTCCTTGAGTCAACAAGATACTATTCTTGTAATCATTCCAATTGATAATAAAAGATGTATCTAGTACACCACTATTCAGCTTCTTAATCAAAGTGTTCAAGGCATTAATGGTATAAAGAGTATTTGACTCTTTCTTTCTATGGAGTAGGATAGTATTTGGAAGAACCTTGGTCTTGCCGTCTTGGAGTTCAATGTTGTATGTACACATAAACTCATCAGACTCTGGGGACGCCAAAACGAAAATCTTTTTATATAAAATAGTGTACTCTCTGTTAATTTCTCTAAGTGTATCATCTAGACTATCTTTAGGAGAAAAAGTACAAAATAACTTATTCATCAAATTTTCAACTGTAATTTCAATAATTTTTGATTCTTGCATAACTTGGTTAATTATAAATATTGAATATATTACTAGAAAGCATAGTTGGTGCCATATTTGTGTCTTACGACCATTTGATTGTTTTCTAACACTTCTTTTATCTTTTTTAACAGTGTTTTTCCATCTTCTTGACAAAAGTCAAATAAGAATGAATCGTAGGTGATTAAGATAATTTTTGTCTTCTTTTTACTTAGAAGTTTATTTATCTCTAAGATCTTGTCAATGTTTTCCTTGGTCTCCAGATTCTGAATAATGTAGTTAAACAACTTTAGCTTATTCATGCCAGGAAGCTTCTTCAAAATACGGCCAGTTGGTAGTACTGCTGCTTTATGTGCATTATACTTCTTCCATTCCTGGTCAATAAACTCACTTAAGTGTTTAAAGAATTCTATATGTTTATATTTGGTCTCAATCCCTCCATACAGCTGTCTAAATGTAATGGTCTTTGATTCCTTATATTGCTCACTAGTCAGCTCGGTCAGGTTAAAGTATAAGCGCCCTAAATAGACATGCATAGATTCTTTTGGAAGTTCAAACCCAATGAGTCTAGATATAAGCCTTAAATGGTAGGCATCAAAATCAAACTCTACTAAAAAGTCATTCTTTGGTACAAAACACTGTCTAAAATCCTTATCTTTAGGTATAGCTAGAAAATTAATACCGTTGAATGAATTAGTAGGCCTAGCTGTTAAGTTGTACAGGTTGTAGTATGAATAGATAATTGAACTATCTAAACTATACTCTGGGTGCTGAAACTGGAACTTGTTATGAAAGCATTTTAAGTCAATAGCAATACCAGTCTCTTCTACTTTTTTATATGCTTCAACAAGTCTGTCTTGCAATTCAATATCCATTTCAAGATTAAAATAATCTTTTACCATCTTATACAAATATTGACACTTTTCATAGTGTTTAGAAATTGGTATAATCTCGTTGATTGTTGATAGTACAGGATGTTTAATATAAAAATCACGATGAACCGGAGTGTTGTATTCAAAAGAACTATATTCATTGTTTTTATCTAAACAAATAAACTGTACATCGATAGACTTAGGAAGATCTAAAAAGTATAAATGAAACTTCTTGTCTAGTAGATAGACCTTATCATGCTTTTGCAAGAACTGTTCTACTAATTTAATATTTAGTGAAAAACCTTCTGAATGGTTGATTACAAAAATATAACCTTTCTTACCATTATGATAGTAAATTAAACTTGCTCTAGACAGCTTAGGATGGTAATAATCGTTAGAAGTAACAATCTGAATAAACGCTTCATCTGTTAATTCTAGACGGTCTAGTTGCTCTTTATTTTCAATGATGAAATACATAACCTGTTATTAGTAGACAATATAATAAAAATATTTTTACATCATATAATTTAATTATAAAGTGGTCCTGAAGTACTTTGTACGTTTGATGTACTTGGAGTATTTTTTACAACTGTTCCTGTAGGTCTAGCGAATTTAGAGTACTCGCCTCCAATAAAATCAACGATGCCTAAAAACGTTCTATTTGCTGATTCAGTGAGTCTTTGATTTGTGTCAATGATACCTGGTATAATATTGTACTGCGACTCTCTAGTGCTTTTTAATGGGCCTGTTAATTTCCAAAGTATAGTTGTAGTCTGATAAATAGTGATGTCATAGTCTGTTGTACCGTTTATAATTGAGTTATACTCGTCTTGTGATATCTCTGTAACAAAACCTCTTTCGTTTTCTTTTTTAGTAAAGTAGCGAATGATATATCCTTTCTTATAGTCTTGTTCAATAGGTCGTGGATAGTATGAATTCGGCTGTCCTGGAATTCTTGAATTGGTAGCTGTTGATTGAACAACTCCTGTTCTACTAGCAAGATCTCTTTTTGACTTTGATGATAAATTAGCATTGCCTAAACCCGGTGCAGATGCATAGCTTCTGATTCTCTCTAAAGGTTCACTAGGTCCTACTTCTGGGGTTGATCCTGTAAATGCTCTACCATCGTAGGTTTCATAATACTTGCCAGAATAAGGTTGTCCATCTAAAAAGAATTCTCCTCCTACTGTGTTTAAGTTAGGTTGTATTGCGAATGATGGATAGTATCTTAACATGTTATATGACTATTTGTTTCCAAATCTTAGATGCTTGAAGTATAGCAGATGTAATCAATTCTTTTTCCAATTCTGGGGTGCGGGTTCTATCAGGATATTTATCTTTTATACCGTCGCTGTTCCATTTCTCTAACCATAATTTAGCATAAGAGTCTGCTGTAGTAGCTTTATCAAAACCCTTCCTTATAAAACTCTCGGCGATATGTACAACAAATGCTTCGAAACTAATAAAGGATATAAAAGCTTTACATAAATTAGTTCCACCTTCTTTTGCTACTACATATCCATTATGAAATCTAGCATCAAACGACCATGCTCCTCCAGTAATATCAAATCCTGCATAATTGTTATTAAAGCCTATAAAGTTCTGCTCTATTTTTATAGTTGCTAATATTGCTTTAGCTAGAGTCTCACCATATTTAGCTTTTAATTTTGGACCCTCTACAGCAGGATCAATTACTGTTCTTTGGAACGCTTGCTTTCTTCCTTCCCAGCCTCTATTTAAGTTTGTATTAACATAAGGCTCTTCACAATTTCCACTATTTATTTTAGTATTTACGTCTAAAGATAATAAATTCAAAGGATTAAATCCAAACTGAACATTTTTAGTTTCTAATTGTTTAACTGATCCTGAGAAATAAGTAGCATTTTTTAAAAAGATCATATTAGCTCTTACAGCAGTGTTCCATTGATTATTCTCAATAGTGTTAGTAAGTCCTACTACTACAAACCCCACTTTATTTATATGATCTTTTGTTAATAGCGGTTGATTAGCTACTATACGATTATTATATGTGTAAGGTAAAAGTTGATCAGAAATAGTAAATGCTTGACCTATAGTAAATCCAGATATTCCGTCTGTTGTAAAATTAACAGATACAGGAATCATAGCAGACGCTATTGTTGCAGAATCATCATTTTTTATATTAGTCATTTTATTAATATAATAATTTGTAGCTTGAGAAACATTTGCTTCAGAAGGATTAATAGTACTATAAAAATCTGATATAGTTTGATTAAATTGGGAAGCTGCTAATTTTACTGCATCTAAAGATCCTGTATTATTTCCAGATATTTCACCTCTATTTACTATATACCTATCAACAAAATTAGTATTTATAAAACCAAAACTATCTCCATTAGTAGATAGTGTTGCCTTATTTTTTGCATCTGCATTTGCAGAAATAGCAATCATACTACTTAATTTACTACTAACTTCGGTTTTAATTTCTAAACTTTTTGCAATACTTAGTTGACCTACTAGATGTAAAAAGGTTGTATTAGTGGGTTCTAGCATAGTTTCTTTAGCGCCTTGTTTAGGAGGTAGAATTTGATCATCTATAAATTGATAGGTATTTCCTCCATCGTTATATGATAATCTTAATAAATTAAAATTACCTAAGTATTTATTAATATCAATTATAACTTGTTCTAAAAAAGGTTTTAGATATATGCTATTTGTACCATCCTTTAAACTATAATCTTTAACTAACTCTACTAAATAATCTATATTTAATAGAATATTCATTAACTTACCTCTATAAGAATTATTAGTTGTTTGATCATATTTTATAGGAGGTATTTGTGCAGATAGTAGATCATCATCTGGAGTTTTAAATAGTGGGATTGATTCACTATTTTTTGTCTGTGGTAAAATTGCATCTTTATTAGTATTTAAAATATTTGTAGAGAATAAAGCTTGATAATCTGAAAAGGTTCCTTCGTAAGGAATTAAAACCTTAAATGGATTTGTACTTAGTTGTTTAGTATTAGTTAAAAAGAAATTTAAATTAGGATTAAAATCAATATATACTAAAGGGGTTTGATTTTCCTGATTTGTTTTAGAATCATATATAGTACAATTATGATTCAATATCATTAATAATAAACCTAAAGGAATATAAACTGGGTGGTTTGTATAAGCACCTGATACGATTTCTTGGTTTATTATATAAGGTACAACATAGGCTCTTAATAACTCTTTAAAATCAACTTGATTATCTTTAAAGTTTTCTATAGATTCTCCTGATAATAACTGTGTCGCAAATCCATATTTACTATATATTTTTAATCTATCTATTACACTAATTCTTTTATTTGTACTATATAAATTATCATCTATTTTTTCATTAAGTAAATCATCTATAATAGGTGAGAATATTCCATTAGAAAATATTTGTTTATAAAATGGAATATTTTGTGATTCTATTATTGGATTATATATTTTAAAAGGATGTACTTTTTTATCAATTTCTGAACTTTTTGTTTTTTGAATCGCTTCTGTAAGAGCTTTAACTTCTATGGTTCTTAAAATAAGTTCTAAAGAAGATTGTGAAGATAGGGCTTGTAAAATTTGTTCTGATCTAGCGTCTTGATCTTTTCTTTGTTCTTCTTTTAAAGTAGCTTCAAATTGCTTTTTATTTTGCGCATTAGTTTTTGCTATAGCCTCACTATATGGATTTATTTGAACTTTAGAATTTTCTGTTCCTGTTATTTTATTAATAAATGAACTATCTTTAAAAATAAATTCTATTTCAACTGTACCTTTATAAGTAACTGAGAAACTACTATCCCCAGTACCTGGATCTGGTTCTTTTAAGACATCGCTATAATATTCTGCACGTTCGATAGTTCCTGGTGATTCAAAATTTTCATATGAAATAGTAACTACAAATGTTCCATCCTCTTTTATTTGAGTTAATTTTACACTAACACCTGATTCATAAACGCCCCCTTGGATTATTTTTAATTTTTCTATAACGTTTTGTAAAATATAATCACTTCTTTTTCCTCCAAGATCAATAGTAAGAAAACCACTCTTATATTGTGTATTATCTACTTTAGCATTTGATAACTTGTTATAAACTTTTATATCAAAATTATAATAATCTGGACCTTGGGATTTACCATAAGATATTTTATATTCATAAAAATCTTTATTTGGTGGATCACCATCGGGAGTTCTTACTGCATATGCAGAAATACCTTTATGTATTTTTTCATCTAAATAATTAGCATCAAATTCTAAAAAGTAGTTTGATAATTTTGATGTATCTAATATCTGCCCTGTTCTACCTATAAGATATAACGGTGAGCTATCTCTTATAATATAATCAAATTCATAAAACTCTGAATTCTTTATAGCATTTACTTGATCTTTTGTTAAAATATTTCTTCCTTCTTTAGGTTTTAATGCCCATCTTGAAGGTAGTACTAATGGAACGGGATTGCTTTTTATAAGCTCATAATTTCTAATATTATATTTTAAACTTAAAACTGCTTGTCTAGAATAAAAATCAGAGGATCTAAAACTGATGGTATCAAAAGTATTTTGAGGCAGATTACTAAAAGGTTCTGCGAATCCCTTTTCAGGATTTACATATTGTAATCTTAATAATTTAACTAAAGCTTGTAAAAGATCATTAGGATATTTTTCAACCACATCTTCACTAGAACCTTGACTCAGTTGCGAAATTTTTACTAAAGTATTACTTAATAATAATATCTCATCTCTTAATATACCAGGCAGTCCTCCTGAATTATTAATTTTTATAGAGTCTCCTAATATACCAAGAGCCATCAATTTAAGAGTACAATCATATCCACCATCTTGATTATAAGTAAAGTTAAAGTTAGTAACCATGCCTAATAGTGCATCATAGTTACCTTCAGACTGCCTAACATTTTTACTTATTTCAATTGCAATCTCTTCTTTTGTTAAATTTTGTTTAAAAGGATCTATAGAATAGAATTCAGATGACTGCACTCTACTACTGCCATCAGGATAAAAAAAAGTTTGGCCCCACTCTAAGAACATAGTAAAACCAAGCTTAAAATAAAGTGCATCTATAATGTCTAATTGCGTTTTATCCCAACATTTAAAATTAATGGTTGCTGCTCTAAGTGAACCTAACTTACCTTGAGTATCAATAATAACAGATGTTATGCCTGGCATTGGTCTATAACCAAACTGTTGGATTTCTACGTCTCCTAATATACCATAAGCACCATCCTTTCCAATACCTGATCTTTGTTGATATGAATTCTCTCTTAGATATTTTGATGTACCACCAAACAAAACAAATTCTTTAGCAAGGTCTTCTTTGTTTTGTATCGAGTCTCCTACTATTTTTCTAAAATATTCTATGTCACTAGGATTCAATAAGTCTATAGAAGAAACAAGTCTTATCCAAGCAGTTTTATTAGAGAGAAATAAAATATTATTATTATCTCTAGAATCTCTAGCTCCTTGATTAGCTCTAGTATCCAACTGGTTTATTAACCATTGCGGGATTTTAGTGCCAATAATATTTGATATCTTATTACTATCAAATGGCATAACTATCTTATGGCGTTTACTATTTTATACGTGTTAATTGCTCCAATTAAATCTACAGGTATACGAAGTTGTGTGCCTGGTTCTACTACTAATGAATCTCCTGATAGTGCGTTTGCTGAAGCAATTACCCACCAAAAGCTAGAATCGCCATAAAAGTCAAAGGCCAGTAGATCTAATCTATCACCTAAAACTGTAATAATATAATTATCGTCATTAGTAAGCGGTATTTCAGGGTATATATTATTAACATAATACTGACTCCCTGTTGCAGCGTACTTGATAACTTCTATATTTTGATATCTATAGTTCATATTTTAAACATTATTCTGAAGTTTTATTATTGCCAAAGCCAAATTGTGATTGTACAAACTTATCAAATGATTTAACTGCTTTACGTAAATTAAAAGGTTTATTAGGAAATAACTCTTTATTTGTTGCAACTCTATTAGTTACTATTTGTAATGGTTTTAAAGTTGGAAATATAAAAGTATTAGAATCACTAGTAGAGGACTTTGGAACATTAGCAATTAACGGTGTAACTTCACTTGTAATAGTTTCTGTTTCTGTAGCCGTTACAGTTTGTTTATTAACTGTTATAGTTTTAGTAGACTTTGTAGATGGTCTCTTAGGAAGTACATCTAGAATTGGTCTAAATGTAACAGCAACATCTACTACTTGTGGAAGTTGTGCTAAGTCTCCATCTAAATTAATTTCCCATGGCATATCATTATCAACAGTTAAATTAATAGATTCAATAAAACCAGGTACACGATATAGATAATCACCAATAGTTACACGAACTACAGGGGCTCTCATTATACCTTGTGTATAGCTATAATCTGGGTAAACTTGACCTAGCAGCGTATTTAACCTATTGTACATAGGCCTTAACTCTTCTTTAGACTGAGCAGCTACTCTAAAAGAAAATCCTATCGTTCTAGTAAAACCTTGATATGTAAAGAAACTCTCACCTCTACCTATATATTTAA